TAACAATGATCCCCAAGGTGCTAGAGCTGGTATTTATGATGGATTATTAGGAGTTATTACTAAATTTTCATGGAATTCTGCCGGTGATGGAACATATGATTGCCGAGTTGATTTAATTGCTCCAGGTAGTTTATCTACAGGTATAAAATGTGAAAGCTATTCATTAGGTGGTAAACAAAAAATTGAATCTGAATCTGAAGACGGTGCTGGTCAAGAAGTATCAGTTAATGATATTCGTATTATTTGTAGTTTAATTAAAAAGAATACTATACGTTTAGCAAATGCCGGTAAAGCGAGTGATTTAGATGAAATGCATGATGGTATGTCTGGTGGTGAAGATTTATTAAACGCAACAGGTATAAATAGCGCTACACTGTGGAAAGATGATCAAATGAAAGAAGAGCAATCTGCAATTGATATACCTACTAAAATGTTAGATTTATCTTCTTACAGTGTTGATATAAGCGTTACCGGAGAACCCCCTAATCAATCGATTGAATTTACAGTTAAAAAGAAAGAAGAAGGTGATCCTGATATACTAGTCGGTG